AAAAAGGCGAATTAAAGGTGTTTGATGATGATTAACTACCCAGACGGACGCAAGTATACCTCTGCACAAACACCGCCCACAAAGCCTAAAAAGAGCAAATACGGAGCTGTTAAAACAGAGATAGACGGTATCGTGTTTGACAGCAAGCATGAAGCCAAGAGATACCAAGAATTACGGCTACTGGAGCAGGCAGGGGAGATAACAAACCTCCGCCTGCAGGTGCCGTTTGAATTGATACCCAAGAGTAAGCACGGTATGCCTATCAGATACATAGCAGATTTTACGTATAACAACGGAAACGGTCAACTGATAGTGGAGGATGCTAAAGGAGTAAAAACGCCTGTGTACCGCCTAAAACGGCGCATGATGGCAGAAATATACAATATTGAGATAAAGGAGACTTAGATATGATTTGTGTTAATTGCGGCAGAGATATAGATGCTATAGGACAAGATAATTGTTCTCACGTCCCGGGCAAACCGTTATGTGAAGATTGTGCTCATGAAATAAGAGATCGCGAACGATGTCCTAGAGACTGTGATTATTGCGGCATATACAAGATTGATTGTACGCACATAGATTGAGGTGGTAAATTGGCAGAAAGAAGAATGTTTACGTTGCAGATAGTTGACAGCGACGCATTCCAGGACATGCCGTTATCAGCGCAAGCATTGTATTTTCATCTAGGAATGAAAGCGGATGATGATGGATTTCTGGGAAACCCGAAAAGAGTACAAAGGATGATAGGAGCTTCCGAAGACGATATGAAGCTCCTTCTAATGAAGAATTTTATCTATCTTTTTGATACAGGAATATGTGTTATTAAGCACTGGAAAATGCATAATTACATACAGAAAGATAGGTATAAACCAACAGCATACGAGCTTGAAAAATCTATGCTAGAACTTAAGCAAAATAAGGCATATACGGTCAAAAATCCATCATGTATACAGAATGGATACATACTGGATACAACTTGTACGCCTAGGTTAGGTAAGGATAGGTTAGGTAAGGTTAGTATAGTAGAGGATAGTAAAAGACATTTAAATAATATAAACAACGCGTGCGTATCTCCGTTTCCGGATGTCGAAAAACAGCTTGAAGAAAAAGAGCAGGAACAACAAAAGTTATATGGTACACCAATCATAGAACTGTATGAAGAACGCTTTAACCGCTTATTATCACAAAGGGAGCTGCAAATAATCTGCCAATGGAAAGAGGAGTATGACGATAAGCTATTACGTTATGCATTCAGGGAAATGTTGGTACAGGATAAAAACAGTGTTGATTATGTTGACCGTATCTTATTAGATTGGAAAAAGAGAGGGCTGACAGCCGAGCAGTACGAGGAAGGAGAGAGATAAGTGATTGAAACAAATATGACAACCTATGATAACATCCTGGATATCATCATAAGACGTCAAGGTGAGTTAAACATCAGTAACCGTAAACTTGCAAAAATAGTGGCTGTTGGTTACCAAACAATGTGCAATTATTTATCGTATAAAAGCAGGATGCCAGTTGATGTGATGTTTGCTACTATGCACGCATTAGGCATTAAGATGGTAATTTAAAAATGAAAGCATACTGCATGGACGGCAGAGTGATTGATGTTGTAACCGCCGACAAGTATGTAAAGCAAGTAGATGAGAATGCCACTTATATGGCTGATATAGGGACATATACGCTTATGCTGATACCATCCAATAAAATCGAAATCGAAGCAGGGCATGAATATGAGACTTACAAAATAAACGATGAAATGTATGAATCGTGTTTGACAAATAAACACGATGAGCTTGTAAAATTTTACGGTGGTCAAATACTAAATAAAAATAGAGCACAACACGAGCAATTGAGCTTATTTTAGACAAGCTCTCCATCCATGTGTTGAGCAAGACAACGACCCTATTTCATGCCCAGACACTGGAAGAACTTCGACGCAGATCATCCGGGGATTTTAACCGTTTGAAAATAAAGGAGGGAAGGACATGCGCTATAAAGTAACATGGACAATGTATTTCACAGACAGCAATATACCGGACACAATAGCTGTTGCCATCGTCGAAGCTGCAACGGTAAGCAAGGCACGCTATGCAGCATATAAACAGATGATACCGGATAGAGGATATCGTTTTGAGTGGTTTATCAACGAAACAGAAGTTGAAAAAATAGAAACGGAGAACGAACAGATGATACATAATTTGAAAATCTTACCTCAATATTTTGAAGATTAGCTGCAAGGTATGAAAAAATGGGAAGTCCGCAAAAATGACCGGCCATTTAAAGACAGGGACACTCTGCAATTAGAAGAATGGAGTGAAGAAACAGGATATACCGGAAGGCTGCTGCAGGAATATATAAAGAAGATATATACGGAAGCACCAGGAATTAAAGAAGGATATATCATTATGAATACAGAATATATCTCAGCAAGTTATAGAGAAAAAGGAGAGTGAAGAATAATGAAACTAACATACGGACAGCTTAGTATGATAATTTTTGATATCGTGTATGACGATGCGGCGGATGAAGTAGAAGACGTCGAATCATTGATGGAATATCTCAACAACAATAAGGACGGTTACGTCGAGGTTGTCAGCTTATGATCAACAGAGTGGTATTAGTCGGCAGGCTTACAAAAGACCCAGTGCTACGCAAGACTGCAAACGGGGTTAGCGTAACAAGCTTCACACTGGCATGTACCCGCCGCTTCAAGCAGGAGGGACAGCCGGATGCTGATTTTATCAACACGGTTGCCTGGAATAAAACAGCGGACATCGTACAGCAGTATACGCATAAAGGCTCACTGGTCGGCGTGGAAGGAAGAATCCAGACACGCAGCTATGATGATCAGAGTGGGAAACGTGTTTATGTAACAGAAGTTGTCGCAGACAGCGTACAATTTTTGGAAAGCAAAAGCGCAGCTGCAAGCAATGCGAATGCCTATGTACCGGAACAGGGAAACAATCAGGTCTACCAGAGTGACAACGACCAGCCCTACTCCAATGACTTTACAAGCAGCAGTACACTGGATATCGCCAGTGATGATCTACCATTTTAAGGAGGGTGAATATGAATAAATTAACAGAATTAGCATACAAAGGCGGCGAATCATTAAGTGTTGTAAAATTTTTAAAGGAAAACTCAACGATGGGTAATGTTGAGATTACAGCACATATAGATGATGGAGAAGAGTTGGTTTTTGAGCCATTTACAACACTTGAAGAAGTTATTCTCACATTTGCTAAAATGGCTGCATGCTTCCTGACAGAGAAAGAAATTCTCTTTGTACAGGCTTCTCTTATGGGGTGCATAGACCAGATACCGTCTGACGACTTCGTGGAATGTATGAAAGGCGTTCCTGCAAAATTTAATAAAATGAAAGAGCTATGGGGTAATGGTGATGAGTGAAGTAAGATGCGTATGTGATTTATGTGCCATTGGCATACAGCAAGATAAAATGTGCTATATAGGAGTACAACAATGCTTTAAAAACGGCGTGTATACAAAGTATAAGAGCCGCACAAACAATCCGCCTCTAAAATTTGAAGATTTGCATGGAGGTATGTGGATTTGGGATGATAAAACAAAATCTTATATCTACATATTTAAACCGTTAGATTGGAAACCGGTAAAAGGTATTAGATATGCAAGCCATATAATAACAAACAGCGTAGAAGGTTACTATATGGACTTTGAAGAAAGTCGTTTCTACCACAGGGAAGTGTCACAAGAAGGGCAAGAAAATGAGTGATGGAATAAACAAAGAAATAGTATTACATTGTTTAAAATCCGCAAGTGATTTTCACGATGAAATCTGTGAAGAGTGTCCAATGTATTCTAAGTGTGATCATACATGGAAAAGCAAAGTGTATGAGCGAGCGCTTGAGCTAATTGAAAACCAATGGATACCGGTAAAAGAGAGGGTACCAATCTTTACAGGATATGCAGTGTTAGCGATATTGGAAAATGCATATGGACAGCGAAAAGTAGAAAAGATATTCACGGGATACGGACGTGGCGAGCGATGGTATTGCAATAATAAATGCATAGACATGGAAAAATGGAAAGTAATAGCATGGATGCCATTACCGGAGGCATATGGAGGTAACCGATGAAAAAATACAATAGCATAGACGGCCGTATACATACAAACAGCAGGTTGTGGTACTTTATCCGG